GGCACCTTTTATTTTTTATATATGCAACCTAGGTGGTTTATCTTAACAGATAAACTATTTAAAAGTTGCATTTTATTTAGATTTTATAATAAACACTCAGTAAAAAACCAGTTTATGACTAGAGAAGGTAAGCGGTATAAAAACCCTCCTCTTTATTTAAATTAAACACACAGTAATACATAAAAAATATTAATTATTATATCTTATTTAACTAATGTGTAATATTGTTGACATGATATGCATGTCATCTTTTTCACTTGCAGTGAATTCTATAACTACATTTTGATGTAATATCTCCATTACATCACTTAACAAATCCATCCCATCTTCCCAACCAGTCGATTCCTTTAATTTCTTACTTATTAATGGATTGGCGACTAATTTAACAAAGGCGCTTGCATGCACGTAGTTAAATTCAATTCCACCTTCTTTCCTCAACATCTTATTGATGTTGTCAAGCATATTAGTCTTGCCTTTGAGTAATTGATTGTTCACGAATTCCGTTGCAATCAAATTTCGAGTTTGGATTAGGTGCTTCAGGCGGAACAAATTAAGGATGTCCTTAAATAGGCATATGAATGCCTCATAATTCAAGGGAATTCCCAAATGTCCATCAGCATCATGTTCATAATTACTGTTCATGTTTCCATCGTCCCAGCTCAAAGTGCTGCTGTTGGAGTAAAAGATATTGGGTTTATCTTCCAAAGTAGACAAATAATTGAGTGAAAATTTTAAATTTTCTATATCAGAATAGATGCAGAACATTTTGTCAAAGGTGTTTCTGTTGATCGAATTCACCAGGACAGTGAGAAATGCAAGGATGTCATTCACCACTGTATCCATGCTGTTAGAGAAAAAGGTTGAGTTGGCCATTTTCAGTTTCTTTCTCTTCGAAAGAAAATTTTTTAAAGCACAAAATTTAAACATAATATATTGCTTCTACCTTAATGGTAATCTGAAGTTCTAACCGACAACTAAGTTATAAGCTAATTCACCATTCGATATACCACAGTGTTCAATAGATAACTGTAAATTTAATGTTATCGCTTTAGCGTAAGCATTTCTACGTCCCCTATTATACATGAACATACTACTTAATGTCGTCGTAAAACCCTTCAAACATTCGGATTTAACTTTCAATGAAAACTTTAGATTATTTGACGGTTGTTTATTTCTCAATATTATTTCAGTCAATTCTTCTGACAACATCTTCAATTTCACATTTGTACCAAATTTGTCAAACATTTCTCCTATATCCTTTTCATTTATCAAGGTCTTATCGAAAAAATTTTTTAATATATTGAAAACTAGTATGAAATCATCACAATATTGTACCAAAGATTTCAATGGAATTCGCATCAGAAATAATTCTTTGAATTCGTTTACAGTATCCTCATCAATTTCTAAAATTTCACTTGAAAACATCTTTGATCTACTGCCGATAGTTTCTAAAGTCTCATCCCTTCGTGCTTCGAAAAATCTCTTGCATTCCAAAACTTGAGGTAACATACCGCGTAATTCGTTCAGGGAAAGATTTTTACCGGGTAAGAGTTGCAACCAAATTGTGCATGAATTCTAGTAGTTTCTTACTAACTTGAGTAGCGAAGGTTTCAACTCTCTTATTGGAGGATACTCCCTCGTGTTCAAAGGTGTTCATCATCTTATTGTCTCAACAAATTGTATTCTCTGACTTGTCTTGCTCACCGATTTCAAATTTCCAATCACTTCGTGCTCTTGGGTCGTCAATCTCATTTCATCAAAATTCCAGAAGTCACATGCTAAGAAGGCGAATTGCTTCGGTATTCCCAACATTATTGCCCTGCCAAAACTTGGACTCAACGTACCAATCCTAAGTAATTCTAAAACTTCCACTGTGCAAGATCTCAAATACCTTCTGAATAAATTGATTTTGGGATTTTTCTTAAAGAAACAAGTAGCGATAAATCTAAGATAAATTTTCTTATTGTTTAAGAAATTCAATACTAACGATGTATGTTTATCATGAACAGATTCAATTGAAGTACCACAACAAATCGCCATTTGGAATACAACTAATTTAGCATCGGTAATAGATGTTTGCAAACCTTTTGCAATCGTTGTTATAACCTGATCACAATCTTTAGCATATTCAAATATCCAGACATAGTTGGGTTTCGACTCGACAGGTGAATTGTCTATAGCTATTTGATTTGTGATCTGTTTTATTTCAATTGGATCTCCTTTTAATTTTGTCTCTCCTATAGGTGATGCAGTCAGAACAGGCTCATCATCACTGTCTGATTCCACTCTTGGTCTCTTAGTTTCTTTATTAGAAGATCTTGAGTCTAAAGTTGGTCTAGACTGAGGCGTGTTAAATACGTCTCTCACTCCATTCACCTCAGAAAGGAATACTTGAGAATTGGTTAAAACATTATTGTTAATATGATGATTAGTCATATCACTAGTATAAGGTCTTTCCAAATTATAAGGATATCTCAATATTCTATAAATTGCGTTGTCTGATTTTATTCTCTTAAAATCTTTAAAGTTATACTTTTCAGTAGCTTCACCAAACAATTGAAATTCGAAACCAACTTCATAATTTGCGTCTAATAACTCATTTTTTACCATACACACAATTACCCCATTAATCGTAAAAACATAATTTTGAGACTTTTCATCGTAATAAAAGCCCACGAATATTATTCCAGAATAATAGTCCTTAGTGAAGCCGTGATATTTAATAAAATCAGTTAGCTTAGAATATCTCCCTCCAGAATTTTTCCAAACTTCACAACCGAAACAAGAGTTTTTACATCTCAACACAAACTCCAATATGTTTCCACCGACCCCTATCCAATATTGAAAAATAACATTTAATGCCTCGCTGTTGGTTGTTTGCAATTCACACAATGTGACTCCTTCATGAGATTCATCTGAACATTTTATAACATCATAAACTCTCAAGCAGTTATTATTGTTCAAATTCACTTCTAAATTTATAGGATTGCTAAGCCCGTTATCAAGAAGATTTTTTCTAATAAAATTGCTTGGTATTAAATCTTGGACGATGTTAATATTTTCAATCTTATTCTTGACATAAGCCATTGATTTGTGTGCAGGTCCGTCATTCAAATACCAACTGCCTAAATAAGGTTTTCTATCTAATGATATCTCAAATTTGTGACTTGGTGATTTTATTATAGCACTAGTGCTTACAAACTCATCTAATATTCTTAATAGATTTTTGTTGTAAAATTCATTTACTCCATAAGCTATATCTGTTTTAGATAAAAATGTTGGCTTGATGTTCAACAGTTTAACCCCATTCACTACTACCGTTATCATATTATTAAAGCCATTAGCAGAATAAGTAAAATTTCTTGGATCTAAGTTTGAAACATCATGATCAGTTTTGTTTAGAATATATTCGTTAGATTGCTCAACGTTTAATAAATTCCCATTTACAATTAACTCTATCCTGAATCTCCAATTTAATGAAATATGATCTGGGGATAATAAAGTAAATTTCACATTATCGTTGCTATCACCTATCATTACATAATAAGTTTTATCCACTGCCACACATGTCTCAGTGTCAGATAATTTTATATTTACCTCCAAGTTATTGAAAGGTATTCTTGATATAGTATAAATATCGTAGAAATTCATAATCACTAATTTCTCCTACCGCGACGTGGTCCTAATACTTGCGAAACATGAAGAGCTCCCTTCGAGCTAGACGTATCAGTATCAGTGGCGTAATCAGTGCTTGCCAGTTGAACGGATTGTTCATCAAAAGTCATATGTGCTTTGTGCATTGGTGTAGCGTCTGACACTTTCCCTCTTTTATTCGGAGCAGCACCCCACTTAGCTGCTAATCTTTCTGAACTAACATAACCAGCAGCTGCTAGAGCATTTTGAATAGCATTATATTCTTTCTTCGCAAATCTTCTCTCGGCATTTTCAACCCCGTGTTTACTCCTAAAATGTTCAGTCAGTTTCTTTGTTACAGGGCCACGTTGCCATTCATATTTAATCTTTCCAACACTGAAAGAATTCAACGCGTCCTTACTATCAGCCAACTTAGTGGTAGTGGATTGTTCATACAAAGAAGTGAAATATGACACTAAAGCAGATGTCCATTCTGCAGGGGTCAATTGCACACCAGAACTTTTCTTGAAGACAATATCCCTAAAGTGTTCTTCAAGCAGCTTTAAGAATTCATCCGTCAACTCATCGGTCAACTCGTTACTAGCTTGACACTTTATATTTTTTACTTGTGAAAAATCAAGTTTATCAAAGTTCAATCGGCTAACCGGTTCGTCGCTATGTCTCACATTTTCTTCCTCAATCTCACGCTCGTCAGAATCAACAAATTCCTTCAAAATATTCTTAAATTGATTTCGTTCGTTCTCAGGTATATTTGTTATATTGAAAGAACTTAAGAATTTCAATTCGGTTTCGACTAATGTTGATTTCACGTTCTCTAGCAGAGTCAAGTCTTGCTCAAATTTATTTATTAGATTGATTTCGTCAGTATTCCTATCTGCCACAGGCTTAGAGATCAATCTGACATAATCTCGAAAGTTTTTCACTACATTAGTATAACTTATATCCACTTTCCCTCTACATTTTCTCACTTCAGCCAAAAGTTTCTTAACCTCGTCGGGAGCGCTTGTACCTACGTCTAAATCAGCTATTTTATTCAAATCCTCCTTGCCATATATAATGTGCGCATTAATAATAGATTTAATAGTCGCATCAAATTCACCAACATCTGACTTTTGCTGTAAACTTCTGCTTGGATTTGGGATTAACCATATAGGTTTGACAATTGGTAACAATTGCACCAATCTGTCGAATGATTTTTTGAATGCTGCCTCTGCCATTAATAAAGTATAATAATGAAAACTATCACCAGGAAATCAAATTATTGCAAATCAATTATTTATAACACTAATTCTCACTCTATGTGGGTTTCATCAAATAATCAAAATATTTATCCTTACTAAACTTTGAATTGTCAGACACATAATCCGTGTACAATTTCAAATGGGCCAGACTTTCATTCTCTTCCTTCGTCAACAATGTAGCCTTGAGTCCTTTATAAAAGTCGATTTTCATATATGGAAGGACTTTCGGACACTTGTCCATCACTGTCGGTTGAAATTTGAATTTTTCGTTCACTCGTATTGCTAAATTTGCTCTTTTCGAACAAAATAATCTTATGTAGTTTCTATCTCGATCCCTAAAAGTTAACTCATTCTTCCTTGAATCAATGTAATTAACAAAGTGGTTTGATCTAATTTTTCCAATCTTCTCTCTCCCATCATCAGAAATATAATTGAATTTAAATTCTTCTGTCCTTTTCCTTATATTTGGTGAAGTAGACATGAAGGAAAAGAATACTAGAGTTAGTGCTACAGCTAATTCGGGATGACTTATATTGAAGTAGATTCTAAAGTAGTCACTAACAATATTCTCCATCACCAAGTCTGATTGATCGCTCAATGATTGTGCGTAAGATTTTGCATTGACGTCTTTCGCAGACTCTTCCAGCATTAGTTGTCTCAATTCATTAATTTCGAATAATTGTCGTGCTGAAAATTCTTCAGATTTGATCACTTTCTTAAAATCAGTCTCAAAACCAAAAGAGAATAATTTCTTTAAAGTTCCCAAATGATCATCAATGAAATCGTTTAATATGCTTATTCTGATTTTCAAACTATCCTTCTCGTTGATGTAGTCACCTATTAAAGAATACAAACAACCCAAGAAAATCTCATTATTGTACAACTTATCTCTCTCGTCTACCGGTAGTAGTAAGTATATCAGACTACACATCGTTAAGCTTTGAGAGTAAAGAGGTAACAATGACTCAGATGAACTAATTTCGAAATAATGGTCCATATATTTCATGCAACGTATTAATGTATCTGATTGATCTACGTAACTCTTTTTAGAAAGTAGAGTCGGTATTTTCCTAAGTACGGAGAAGTCTGTTGACTTCGCATCTAGTACGCTCGTTAACCTCCCTAAGCAATTTGACAGTCTGTAAGAAAAGTACAAATCTGAATCGTTCAAACTTGAAAATTTTTCTTTAATATCATCTATGGTGAATTTGCATCCCACATTAGGATGTTTATCACAGTAAGATAGCAAACTTTCCCCTTTAAAATTTTCCAATTCAATAGTATCCAGTGGGTGGTCGTAAAAACATAGAATGTTTTCAATTGGGTATGCTGATTTATCTACAAATCTCCTATCGAATTCAGTAAAATAGATACAACAAAGGAAAATAATTGATAATATATCGTCGTCCTTTATTACAAGCTTATTATCTTGTATATTTCCAAAAAATTTTATTTCTTCATTATCATTACCACTTACACCGTGAAATACTTTATTTTTTATCTTGTCCTTTGACAGAATGTTCTTGAAACCTCTTATCTCTTCTGATATATCGTGTTTAAAAATAAGTGCTGAAAGTATCCTAGAAAAATTTTTGCTTTCTATCTCCATTCTTCCTTAATATAAGGAAATTTTCTGAATAGATCTTCAAATGTATCAAAATCAGTAGCACAGTTAATAAAACCAGATCACCTGAAAAATGCTTACAATTACTCAAGTAGTAAAATTTAAATACCCCGTCTAATATAAATAACAGTCGAACTACCAAGCGTTCATCTAAAGAATCAACGAAAGCTCCAATTTCATTCCTAATTCGGTCGACATATTCTTCAAGTCCTCCATTTTTATCAATGAAATCTTTTATTAAGTAGGGAAACTCGATTGCTAAATGTTTCAATTCTGGGTTTATACCCCAATATTTTGATAGTGATACTATAACACTATAGATAGCACTACTAGATAACTGAGTTTGAATCAGATCTAACTTCACCAATTCAAAATTACTATCGACTTTATTCTCTAAATTTTTAAATTTAGTACCGTCAATTGAACTAATAGAGACACTCAACTTTCCTTCAATGTCGTAACTGTACGTCAACCTATAACCACTACCTAAATCAGACACTTCGTCTGTGAAAAAAGTTGCATTAACCAATAAGTCATTTTCAAGAAAATTTAAACTATCTCCCTCGTATACACAAGCAGCAGTGGAATACTTTAACTTATTTGTTAAGTCGAAAGAAATTGAGTACGGAATCGACAGTGGTTTTCGCATGATGACTCGCGGTACGAAGTGATGTCCAACATCAATTAAACCATGAGAATTGACGTCTACATAAATAAAGTCTTTGTCAGAATCAAAGTCATGTAGTATCGCACAACCATACGCTACAGAAGAACGTAAGTGCTCTGAACGGAACACTTTCAGTCCTTTTGAATCACAATATTTCGTAACAGAATTGTATGTTCCATCCAGCATCGAAGTTCCACCTACCATACAAACTAATGCCTTTGAGATATGATTTCGACTAATGACGGAATCTAACAACTTCAAGCTTTTATTAATGAAGGGTTGAGCTACCGAGTTGATATCTGACAAGTTGATGTCAACAGATCGTAAAATTCCTGAATTATCCACAAATTTGTAATTTTTTGATACCCCAGGAGTGACAGTTTCTTTTAAATGATTTATGAATAAATCATCACAAGAATGACCTGTCTTTTGTGAGATAAACTCGGCCAAAGCCTTATCTATGTCTCTACCACCAAGAAATAAATCACCAGCTGTATCTATAATGCTAACAATCTTTCCATGCTTCTTAATATATGATACATCAAAAGTGCCTCCACCAAAATCGAAAACCACAAAATTATTTTCCTTAGGATTAATAAACAATTGATGCATAGCAGCAGCAGAGGGTTCATTTATAATACGTCGGACAGGAATTCCCAAAAGATTAACAATTGATCTCATATAAATTCTCTGCCGAGTAGTATAATCCGCTGGTACTGAGATATTCACTTCATTCACTTTGAGTTTAAGTTGATCTTCGAAAAGATTTATTAATATTTTTAAGTACCAATAAATTAATGATCTTATTGGCAATTCACGTTTTTGAGTCCCTACGCCACTAATATAACAATCATTATTTTTAAAAATACAGTCGTACTTCGGAGATATTTTTTCTTTAAGACTATTAAAATTCTTTTCACTCACTCCTACCCAACGTTTTAAATCATAATATTGCACAAACTTATCCGAAAACCGACTTATAACTTTAGCTTGCTCACCTAATACAACGTTATTCCCATCAAAAATAGCTAAAACAGATGGTACAAAAGGAGTTTTATCCACCAACAAACTAACAAACGATCCATTTACAAAACCAGAGATCGTCGAGAACGTAGTTCCAAAATCGATACCTACCTTAACAGACATTGGAAAAACCAAAGCGAGAAAATTTTTCTAAACCAATGTTGGAAGGAGAGACAAAGAAACAAACAACCGAAATAAGACAAACCCAAACCAGAACTACCATTAAATTAAAGTTGAATACTGGTGTCGTCACCAAAAATAGTCAGAAAGTTCTTAAAACTCGATAAAAGACAATGAATATAGCAAAAAGCAGCATAACCACTACCCATAGGTGTGTTATACTTCAAACTTACAAATCTTTCAACAGCAATAATAACATTCTCATCAAAATAAGAACCCATTAAATCGCGATAAGAAGTGAAACGCTCACGAAGTAAAGTGGGGTGCTCTAATTGAACGAGAGTAACAGGAGTGCTCAATTTCTCGAAGAATCTGACAGGGTCAGGTACAAGTCTGATCCTATTATCGACTTGAATGATAAATTTAGAACAAAAATATGGGACAGGGTTTGCAAGAAATTTTGCATCCATACCAAAATCGTTGTTAATTTCGAGACACTTATTCTCAATCTCTTTTCGACTGATAATCAAAGAATCGTCCCCTGAAACAATAATCAAATCGATATCATCCAAGTCATAAACACTAGCTAACATAGCTAACGTCGCTAAAGAATTAGACAACCAAGTATTCGGAGACCCAGTTCGTCTCTGACAGTACAAATCTAAATTTACACCACAAGTGGCTGATGCACGACAAAAATATTCACTCAATTTGAAATTATCATAAAGATTTGGGCTAAATTTAAAAATCTTGTAAACCAACTCTTCATAGAGTTTAATTACATGACCTTGAGATTTATCGAATTTGCTGAAATCAACTTCAACAAAATTGTACGAATTAAGAGGATAACACAGACGACTTTCGAGGAGATCACCCATTTCATCAAGATTCATTCCGGAGAACAATATTACTTTATCACCAAGACAATACTTAATCCTCCCAAAAATTTCAAGAAAAATTGGACTGAAGAACATATTTATCATAGTTTGATAATATATTATGTTAGAAGCCGGAGAGTATTCGGAAACACCAGACATATCTAGCTTTGGTTTCATGTCACCTTTAACCATCAACTTAAGATTAAACAATTTAGTTGTCCAGTCATTACCATCAAAACCTCGCAGAACGTTACCATATTTCCTCCTATCTCTAGTGAGCAACCAAGAGTTAATCTTATTAACATCAGGTTCGACGACATCAAAATATTCAGCCAAACGGCTTGGTTCCATACATCTCATTAAACTAGTCAGTAGTCTATTCGCAGTTTCATCTATTGAAATATCTTCATTTAACCTAGGAGCTGCAAAGTTTCGCTTAGACAAAGATAGAATAACCTGTTTCCAAGTATCTGGTCGACTACGCTCACCCTTGCCAATGAGAATAGGCACCTTACAATTTACAGCTTGATAAGGTTTAGATTTTGTCGGAGTTAGTAAGAGATCTTCAAGACAAGGCAATTCTATATCAGAATACTCAAAACGGAGAGTTCTCGTCAAGTAATCAACCGAGGACAACCCATTGAAAGTCAAGTCCATAAAATCGTTCACAGCATGAACACTCGAAAGACTAGGTCTTGCAGGAAACACATTGAAGGGTCTATCTTCCATGACTAAACTATATTCGTCAAACACACTGTCTGAACCCAAATTGGGCAACTACATTGTCTTCAATAGTGTTAAGTTTATTAATTGCATTGCTAATGCTGTCATTCATAGCATTTGACGGACAAAAATAGTTAAACGTCTCCGTGTGCCTAGATATAGCCGTTATAAACTGCCTAGTATCGTTATAGAGAACATTGTTATGCAATCTCAATCTAAAAACTATCAAATTCTTGAAGGTACCTCCCTGAAGCTCATTGACGGTTTTAGCTATATTTTTCTTCGCAAATCTGTTCAGCTCATCTTTTTCACCTTGAGTAAAAGCAGCATAAACAGTATCTTCTCTAATTGGAATGTTGGCCACACCAGTTAGAGCATTCAAGTGCATGGTGCGAATATTTTGATTACCAACGGCATAAACACCATTGGTATACATCTTATTTCCTGCTCTATCCGTAGCATGAGAAAGTAAATAACAAACATCTGCCGGGCAACGATAACTTATTGAATCGTGAGTGACATGGCAATATTTGAAGACAGTTGTCGCAAACAACGCTTCGAACCCAGTCAATCTAACAGAGTAAGGGATCTGATTCTCATCACCGAAGAACTTACAATTTGTGAAATCTACATTTGATAAAGCCATCAAAATGGCGCCAGAATGAGACATATAACATTCATCTACGTACAATTCATCAACAATAGCTTTCTTACCATGCATATTAAAAGCATCTACAGTCTTAACGTTTTTTGGTTTAGCTCCAACAATAAGATTCTTTAACTTTTCAATCAGTTCATTTTTTCCCACCTTAGTTGAAGTCAAAGCCAAACAAGTCTTTCCCCTAATATGACAATCAAACATCATTTGACTGATTTGAGTCGTTTTTCCACTACCTGGAGGTTTATTGACTATCTTCATAGTAGACAATCTATCACTATCTATTATATTGGCACTCTGCCTAAACTTATCCATTGAAATTAATTTTTTGTTTGAGAACCCTGCGGCAAACTCGGTAGTAGTGAACTGAACTTCATCCCCATTCGAATCAAATCTAGCCAGTTTTCGACTTGAAGTTACAGAGTACTCAACAGTTTGAGGTACATCACTATGAATTAAAGAAAGAGGAACCCAATCCTGACCCTTCACATACATGAATTGTGTACTATCATTAACAAGGGTTTGAAGTTGCCTATAAGTTTTCATTCCAGAATCGAATTTATCAAGAGTGGTTTCCAATTTCTTGAAATTTAGAAGAAGAGTCAAGCTCTCAATTTGAACGAACTCTTGAATGGAGTTCTCAACTTCATTAACAGTCTGTTGAAATACTATGTTCTTACTTGCGGGATAATTCCTCATGATCTCGCACATCGGCAATTCTTCACACAATTGCACTGAAATATCGGGACCTCTATGGTTTTTTCTGATATCAAAAACAGACTGATATTTCCCATCAACTGGTAAATGATCAACAGCTCCTGTAGAATAAGAACTAGAGGCATTGGGATCGTTGTATGAATCTTTTAACAATTGATTGGTCAATGCTTGCTTAACACCAGGTTCTTGCGATTGATCGATGTACTCTTTGATCGGCATTTTGTCTTTCTTAACTCTTTTCATATATATATCAACAATCTCATCATCATCAGATTGCTCCTCAACTTCCTCATAAGCAATATTAGAAGTCTCGGAATTTTTGTTGTCAGTATCGTTAGCAATATGACCGTCATTATTAACTTCGTTCACTCTTGTTGAATTCGAAGTAATGTTAGAATTTTTGAACTTCATCCTTTTCACTTTATTAATTGCTTTCTTCAAAGCTCCAACAGGCTTGAGGTGCAGTAAGGTATCCCCGGTTGCAATAGCGATGTTTGAAACTCGAACAATACCATCATAAAAATTTTTATAGTGGCTAGCTGCTGCAAAGAAGAACATAGCTGCAAACGGATTGATACCAGATAAAGCTCCAACAGTAAGGACAGCAACACCAACTGGTGACGTAATCAAACCAACTGTTGTTTTTGCCGTTGTAAAAAAGTTGTGACGAGCAATATAATCTGTAACGTATTGCTTGAAAGAATTATACTTCATTGCCTTATTGCAAAAGTAAGGCTTGAAATGGAAGTATGAACCAGAAACTATTGCCATTTTATTAACACTATAATTCCCACCACCTAATAAAGTCGAAGCAATAATAGTACTGATAATACCATCATGTTCGCCAAAATAATATGTCCAAGATTTCTTAAGGTAAGCACTTAAAATAGGTGAAAGTATCAATCTAATAAGACAGAAATTCCCTCCAAAAAGTTGAGCTGTAGCAGTGCATGACACAGTTAGAGTGGCATCTAAACATTTGTCAAAGATAGCTTGCCTCTTTTCAGCGTCACAAATGTGAGACATAATTTTATTTTTTATCCCACTCAGAAATCGCATGCTGGGGATAAAAGTTGTCATAAAGTTCCTGTAAATAAACTTCATCTTAGCAATCAGTCGGGCATAAAGAACTTCGCGAGCTGACTTATTCAAGGGTTTTAAAACCAAACCATTGTCAGTATAAATGTCTGACAAATCATCATGATAAGCACATAGGATGGCGGACTTCCGCACTTTAACTTCCTCGAAAGATTCATGCAAAATATCATAAAAATCCCATCCAAACTTAGATGTGATGTAATGCTTAAATAAGTTTAAGCGATCTAAGATATAGTTAAAAATCTTATCACATAACTTCGATTTGCCCGCACCACCTGATTCTAAAGCTTCATTAAGGTCTTCGTCAACCATCCTCAACACTTCTTTCCTGAGTTGAATGTCAAGAACTAAATGCCTGACGTCATTCTCTAATGCATCATCCAAGTGGCCCAAGTTATTCACTTTAGTTATTGTTGGAGTGTCTGCAGAACTGGCTATTTCTAGAATCTCCTTTTTGACATCTTGAACGTCGACATCAATGCCTCGTTCATAGCTGAGTTCATCTTCAATGATTGATATGATCTTCTTCTTAGTGAAGTCATCAGACACAACGACATCAAAATTTTTTGTAAACACCTTGCCAACGGTATCGTCAAAAGCTTCTAAATCATGATTTCTAAAGGCTGCAACAACCTCATTTTGGAAATCTTCATCAGAGTCTAATGCAATCTTTACTAAAAAATTTATTCTATCCGAAAATGTTTGAAAAACATTCAATAATCCTGAAACGAACGTCTTAAAGCTAGCTTTCCCACAATCGCAGATCCACTTAATTAGAAGATAAGGAGAAATTAAAATATTCTTCAGAGTAGAGAGTGAAAATAAAGACTTGAAGTAGCCAATGACTCTCCGAAGAACAGAATCGTTATTGGATTGACGTCGCAACCAATCGAAACAAGAGTACAGCTTAGCTGAAAATCTTAAGACATTTCGCTCTCCAAAACCTAATTCAGCTAATTTTGTAATGAATTTCTCAAAAATTTTTAAGTCAGAGACACCCATGCCTCCACTGTCGATTGCGTCGGATAATTCTGACGCGGTATCATATTCGGAAGCATGCTGCTCTAGATCTGCACACCTTTGTTGATATTTTTCAAAGTTCTCTGTAAAGATAGAATGGACATCCCCGTCTGCACTAATCAATAAACTTTGCTTAACCACTACGGAAGCTGAGATATCGAATATTTTTGTCCCAGAGTTACGTGCTGTTGTAGTGATCCATTCTCCAAATAAAAAATCCATTAAATCTAGGACTTTCTCATAGCAAACAGTCTTGAAGCGTAAGAATAATTGACGAATGCTATAAATCATACAATTAAAAATTCCGGGAGCATAGTATTGATAGTAGGAATACTTCGCTAAGTAGTGAACTTTCTCAGCCAGACGGATTCCCTCTGATAGACAAACTCCAATAAATCCAGGGAGTAAATCTAAAGGAATATCAACTTGATCGTGGATCACTTTGCCATTGTAAATGACATAGTTCTTCCTAGAACGATACTGAGACATTATATGCTCAAAGCCTTTCCTGTTAAAATTTTCAACACAATTTGCGCAATATTCTATTAAATTCATCAACATTGAGCGGTCTACGATCAAATCATGCAAAGTCACCATACCATTGATATTTCTCATCGGCACTTTGACTAACATCTTATTCTTCTCACACTTATCATACATGGTAAGAAATTCAATTTTACCACTAGGAAAGGTTTCCAACTTGGTTAATGAGAAATGACGAAATGGACCGTAACTAGTTTCCAAAGTTTTCTTGAAGGCTGTACCATCAACACAAACAAGATTATCAGTCATAATATTACGGAGATTGTTCAGGTCGTGGGTATATGCTTCTGCAGCATCACCGTAATAGTAATAAACCTTGTCATCATCTTTCGTGATCTTACAACCACCGTCGAAAATTGTTATTGTATTGAAATCCTCAAGAAGGTCACCAGGTAATAACAATATAAAGTCTAATCTGATAGTTCCATGTGCCAACATGGCTTGACACATTTCAGTGAGAGTCATATCGTAAACTTCAACCATAACAGCGCGATCAGACTTGTGATTGCAGTGTTGAGCCAGTTTATTGCAGACTGAAATGTTATTGGAGACTCCAACACTCTTAGCCAGAAATAAACCATTATCAACATGTCTTTTAGCGTCACGTGAATCTGCAACAGGGTTACAGATATGAACATCATCGCATTCAGAATTGATCACAGTACCAATATTGCCACCAAAATCGACAAAATGTCGACCTTCCTGCATTTTGTAAAGAACAAAGTTAGAGACTGTTCTAACAACATTGAAAACTGGGTGACTACTTTGGGTTGTCTCTTTGAATTCAAATTTTAAATGAGGAAATAGATCGCAAACGATTTTCTTCTGCCTGGTACTCAGATGAACAAATATCATTAAATCATTCTTCCTATCACACCAAGTGTTTATACGGCAACCTACACGGTTCAATATATTGGTAACTGCTTGATTATCAGATTTTGGATAGGCTTTAGCGATGACTTGCTTTGTAAAACCCTCCACTATCAGGTCAATATTATCTGATTCCAATATATCTTTGTTTTCGTTCATTGCAGACCCAACTAGAAAGTTGAGGTTTGCATGATATATATTATTGATCTTGTTAGGGTCGAAATGATACAAAGCGTTACCGGTCTTATGCATATATTTCAAGCAAGACTTTGGTAAACCAGCCTGAAGTAAGCAACTAACATTCAAGTTGGGGATAAATTCAACGAAAGTGGGTATGATCTTCCCAAACATCGCGAAAGCTTGTAACCAACAGAATCCGTTATCATACTCAGAAAATAATTTTCCAGATGGTGTTCTGCAATAGCCGTCAACATAAAATTTCTTATGTTTCAGCGAGAGATTGAACATAATCTTAGCAGCATTTCTATTGTTGAGAATGTTAAAAACACGCCCATCGCTGCGGTTAAGAGTAAATGACCTGCAGACACCATTGATGAAATGTCTTATTATAGTCCCACCAGTTGGAATATTCAGTAGTTGATTAAAAGTTTTTGAATAAATCTCACCAGACGAATCACTAGTCGCGCGAGAAGACAGCTCAACCGCTCGCTTAGCAATTTCAGATTTCGGATTAGACGGATTCATGGTCGATGGGCACTCAGTCTTAACTTCGGACGAAACAGGGATGTTCAATTTCAATATCCGATCGTCAACAGGCAAGTTTGAAGTCAGAGCCTGAGCGTATGACTTGATAACATTATCAGGTTCTCTCAAGTCAAAAACTTCGAAATCACCAAATTTAATGGCTGATGCCGTGGATGCTGCTTTTTGCTTCTCCAAGGCAATAGAAAATTCAGAGAATGAACTGAAAATTTTTGCAGTCTGAGCAGCCTGATGTGCGCGTAAAACTGGTTTACGAACATAACCAGTAGACGCAGGACGACGAAGCGTACGTCCGGAGTTGAACAGGATGTTGTTCCCAACATCGATTAGGTGGTTGATGCAAAAGTCCCTGTAATGTAATGCGAGATGGAACCTATCAGGTTTGAACAAATTCAGAGCATCAACAATGTCCTCAAAAGGACGAGTGTTGTGAATAATCAAGAAGGACAGGAGAGATTCAAAATGGCCATGTGGGTTGTAGAGATAATATGACCTAGGCAATTTTGAATCGACTCCTGCCGAAGGTGCGATAACAAAATTAACAGTAGGGTGCACTTTACCAGAATTGTTAGGTTTGGGAATATTGACTTCAGCTATTAAGAGTTCGGGGAAATTCTTATCAAAGCTGGAGACAAGCTTGATTAAGAGCTTGTTCAAGTTTTCAGAAACATAAATCTCACAAACCAACCCTCGTGGAAGATTGGATCTGATGATGTCAGCGTTGAGAGTCCAGTGCAAGCTAGATTGTTGAACCGGCGCAGCACCAACTCTAGCCTCAGGTGAGAATAGAGCAGCCAATTGAGCAGACAACTCAAGTTTGGACACAGCTGGTTTGTTGATTGACCCAGCATCAGAGAAAACATCGTTAAAAGACAGTTTTGCTGTACGAACAGCAGGAGTCTTAGAACGAATGGTTGAGGTCGGCTTCGATGCAAGTTTGGGCAGGCATTTGAAAAACCCAGTAGCATTTTCAGGATTCCTGGTCAAATGCATTTGTTTATCAAGAACAGCTTCCCGCGAGTTCTTCAGAATGAATTTGGGAAGTTTTCCGATAAGACGACTGCTGATATCAGAAGACTCAGAGAATGTCATCATAGCAGTGGGGGTGATGGGACCGGCAACAGGAACGCTGATTCTGGGTGAAGAACGAGCGTTAGCTAATGCAAGAGATTTTTCGATCTCGCGTTTCATCAGCTTTAGGTATTCAGGTGTAGGAACTTTTGTTTTTGATATTTTTATGTTTGGTGAAATGCAGGTAAAAAGGGTAACTTCGACAACATTTGAAAATAGAAAGGCCATTGCTGGAAAGGAAAGTTGCTGAAAAGTAAAATTTTGATTTAATATCTCTTAGGCACAAAGCTGGGAGATAAAAACG